AGGGAACAACCTTTACCAACGTGAGGGATTCGGTTCGAATGGTTTACACCGATACAATCATCCCAGAAACGCAACAAATGTACGATACGATTGCGCATCAAATGGGGTTGGATAAGCAAGGCATTTCGATTGTTGCTGATTTCAGTCACCTTCCGGTGTTGCAGGATGATGAACAGATGAAAGCATCCGCAGACAAAACGAAGGTCGACACCTATTCTGTAATGCTTCGAGATGGGGTGATATCACAACAACAATACGCAATGGAATTCGGAATTGAACTTGAGCAGGTGGATAAGTCGGAAGCAATGGCAGCCGGATTGGCACAAGCACAAACGCAGTTGCGTGGAACCGTTGGGGGATTAGATGGAATTATCGCAATCAATACGGCAGTTTCTACGGGGCAAATGAGCCGTGAAACGGGAGTGAATACATTGGTAAATTACTATGGTTATGAACGATCAATAGCGGAAAGCATGATCACCATACCTACAACACCTACAATATAATGAAGGGAAATAATTATCAAACCAAATCGGCATCCGAAATAAAGGATTTAGATAGCAGCAAAAGGCAAGTTGCAATCTACTTGGCAAAGTTCGACAACATCGATGCTGATAATGACATGATCAAAAAGGGATCATTCACGAAATCGATTCAGGAACGTGGACCGGAAGCATCATCCAATCGCAGGATTGCATACCTACGTTGGCATGATTGGGAGAAACCAATAGGCAAATTCTTGAGCTTATCGGAGGATGATTATGGTCTGTTTGCGGTTGCTCAATTAGGGCAATCACAAATCGGTGAGGATGCGTGGAACGATTACAACGATGGAATTATCCGGGAACATTCAATCGGATTCCAATACATTCAGGACAAAATGCGATGGATCGATGACATGAACGCACCAGCACAAGGTTATTGGATGATCTCGGAACTTAAATTATACGAAGGATCCGCAGTTACATTCGGTGCGAACGAGAATACGAACGTAGTGGAGGTGATGAAATCGGAGCAGAAAATCGAAAAGGCCGTAAAGATATCGGAACAAATCGACACGTTAATTAAGGCACTCGCAACCGGAAAAGGTAGTGATGACCGTTTATTTGAAATGGAAATGAAAGTGAAATACCTGAACTCGCAGTTGTTGTTACTTGCTAAAAGTGAGCCGATCGTAAAGGATCATTCGCCAATTATCGAGCCAACAAAGCCGGAAGGCTTCAACTGGGAATCAGTTTTGAACAATTTATAAACAACAAAAACAAAAAAAAGTGGAAAACAATTTGACACCAGAACAAGTAGTTGAAAAGATCAACGAAAAGTTCAACGAAAAATTGGCAGGAATGCCAACAAAAAGCGATGTTGATTCGCTAAAAAGTGATGTTGAAACCCTTAAAGGTTTAACAGAAAAAAGCGCAGAAATCGAAAAGGCAATTGCTAAATTCGAAGGGAAATTGGAGGGAATGTCCGAGAAAGGATTCCGTACCGAGAAAGCTCCAAAAAGCACTCGTGAAGCATTGACAAAAGCATACAAGGAAAATGCTGAAAAAATCAACGAAATGGTTGGTAAAGGTCAAACATTCTCTTTGGAGGTGAAGGCCCTTTACGATACAACTATCGATGGTGATTACACGGGTAACGTAGCATTATCTACATTGGAGCCGGGTGTATCGAAGATTGCTCGTCCAAGAATCCGAGTTCGTGACATCGTAAACATCGGAACAACTGGATCAAAGTTCGTTACATACATCAGCCAAACAAACCAAACCGAAGCAGGATGGGTGAACGAAGCAGGCGAAAAAATCAGCGGTCAGCCTTCTTATGAAGAGAGATCTGTTGAGGTTGTTAAGGTTGCCGGAACGGTTAAAATTTCGAAGGAAATGTTGGCGGATCTTTCATTCGTACAATCAGAAATCAACTCCGACCTTATGGCATCTGTTGATCAGGCAATCGAGGATGGAATCATCAACGGTGCGGTTGGTGGATTAACGGGAATCATTTCTGTTGCTCCTGCGTTCAACCCTGGTACATTTGCCGGTGCGGTTCCTTCTGCAAACCTTTCGGATGTTATCCGTATCGCAGTTGCTCAAATCGAGCAGGCGAACTTCAACGCAACGCATGTGGTATTGAACCCTGCGGATGTTGCTGCACTTCAGTTGACAAAAACAGCAACGGGTGAATATACTTATCCAATGTTCATGATGGAGATCACAACAATCGCAGGATTGACAATCATCTCATCAACGAACATCGCAGCCGGAACATTCCTTGTGGGTGATTTCACAAAGTGTAACGTGAGAATGCGTGAGGCAATGAACCTTCAGGTTGGATACGTTAACGATGATTTCCAGAGAAACATGGTAACAATCCTTTGCGAAGCGAGATTGGTTGAGTATGTGAAAGATAACGATGTTAACGCATTCGTATCTGATTCCATCGCAACTGCAATCGCAGCAATCGACTTGGGAGCATAATAAGTTAATGGGGGGATTAGTTCCCCCCTTTCAAATTAGCATCGAAAATGGAAAAGAAAACTCGCAGAAAAAAGAAGGATTTGGACATTGATTTGAAGGTGAACAATGCGGATGTGAGCATCGAAAGGAATGAAGCCGGAACCACTATCGAGGTTGATTCGGATGTTGTGGATGTTACATACCACAAGGATCAGGAAGGAAACGTGAAAATTGACGTTGAAATCGATGATAAAGTGATTTATGAATTCGTTTCGAATGGAGCTTCAAAGCACATGCCAAAGGGAACAATCTTTAAGGTATCGGGAGCCATGTTAAAATTGTTCGTAAAGAGGGGATTTGGTAAACTAAAAAAGTAAAGGAATGTACGTTACAGTCAGTCAATTCGTTAACAAATATCAACTATCACTCGGGATGTATGATACTGGAAAGATTCAGTCTTACATTGACCGATATGAAAAGCGGTATTTGATTGAGTTACTCGGACCGGATTTATATGATCAAATGGTGGCAGATACGATTTCGGGAACACCCCAATCACCCAACTTCACGTTCATATACAACCCGTTCCACGTTACGATATCACCGCTTTCAATGTTGATAAGCGAGGGGATTGAACAGATGTTACTTGGATTCATTTATTTTGAGTATTCCAAAGACCTTGTGAACCAAATGACACCGTACGGAAACGTGAAGCCATTGGCTGAAAATTCCACGGTTGTTGCCGGAAATAGTACGATGATATACAACCGATACAACGAAGCGGTCCGAACGTATCGAGCCATTCAAACATATATTGCATTGAATCGTACAATCGACAACGGTGAGATCCTGAAAATTCAGGTGCTTACCGATGGAACCGGATGGACCGAGGATCTTAATGATGTAACGGTCACGGGAGGAACTGGAACGGGTGCAACCTTCGATGTTCAGTACATGCCAGAAAACGGAATCTATACTTTGTTTGCAACGGTGAAACAAGGCGGTAAGAATTACACGGTGAACGATGTATTGACCTTACAAGCCTTTAACAACGATGCAACGATCCGGGTGATGGGTGTGAGTGGGGGTGATTATTCACTCTTTAACGGGATTCAAAAACAATTCAACTATTGGTTATGATCGACTTGATTTCCTCACATATTGGTGAAATAGTTTCCAACATCAACCTTGTCATTGTAGGCGAGGTGGATAACAACATCGGAAAGAATACGTTTTGCCAAACGAAATGGGCGAGAAAGGGAAAGCGAATCCAAAACCTGGACACCAATTTCACTTTCAATATCATAAATGTTGAGGAGGATTATTACATCGATGCGCTCCCGGTAGGTGCAGGAACATTCGGATCAGGACCATACGAACTACCGGCTCCGTTCTATATTCACGGAACAAAGAAAGCCACGAATAGGGAATGGACCATTTCAACGAATGACCTTACACAAAAGACTCCAATCATTTGGTTGCTCGGTCCGGTACAATACACGGCATTCGGTCGGGAAAGTTCAAAGGAATATGAAGCTGATTTGAGATTATTTTTTCTCGATGAAACCGATCCAACGAACTACTATACCGAGGACCATTTGGAACAAGTGGTTTATCCTATGGAACAACTCGCAAATGAGTTCCTTTTGACCTTACAGAATGATGCGAACTATGCGACAATTGACCAATGGGAGGTCATCGAATTTTCAAGGTTTGGAACGGAGCAGGATAATGGCTTCTTTCAAAACATTTTGGATGCTAATTTGTCAGGGGTGGAACTGCGATTCACATTGACAAGGTATAAAAACAATATTTGTAAATGCTAAAAAATAGAAAAAATGGCAATAGGATGTAATTGCAATGCAGGACTTTCCAACACGGGGAGACCGAATTGCGTTCCGATTCAATCGGTAACAACAAAACTTATCATGGTTCCACTTGTGGCAAACGATGGTATTAAAAACTACATCGACCTTACTTCACCGCTTCCGACATGGAATTCTTTGGTGAATGAGGCTGATGCATCAAAAAGATGGTTTCCACTTCCGGTGTTCGAAAATGTCGAACTACCAAAAGCGGATTCACAATTTGAGGAAGCAAACTCTGGTCGAATGGTATTCCTTCGTCAAGGGAAAAGATCATTCAGCGGTGAACTTTGGGCTGAAGATTCATCACCAACTTTATTGAGCAAATTGCAAAATAACAGATGTGTTGATTTCGGTGTGTACATCGTTGACACGGCAGGAAACTTGGTAGGTTCAAAAGTGAATGATGCGCTTTATCCAATCCCGGTTGACAATCCTTCCTTCGATCCAAAGTACATGTTTGCAACGGATGCAACAACTTCGAAAATCATGGTCGCATTTGACTTCGATCGTTTGTTCGATGAGGGTACAATGTACATGATAACGGCTTCCGAGGCAGGTGTTGACTTCAATGATCTTTCAGGTTTGTTGGATGTGAACTTCCTAAACGGAACGGTTGGTGCAACAACTTACACGGCTGATTTGAAATTGGATTACGGAACGGCTTTGAACCTGATTGCATTCAGCGGTGCGGTATCGGCTGATTTCGACCTTTACAACAACACAACTGCCGGTACGGTTGCGGTAACATCTGCGGAAACAACTCCAGGATCAGGCAATTATACGTTCACATTCGCTGCTCAAACAACGGGTGATTCGTTGACATTGTCAATCGATAAGGATGGCTATACTGGATCGGTTACATTTACTGCGGTATAATGGAGTTCATTCAAGTTGGTAGGGTACAATTCCACGTTGATCACTTGAAGGATCAAACATTGGAGGACTGCAAGGTATTCTTTGCACACATCAATGGGGAAATTGTAAAAAAGGCATGGAAGATTGCCAACCCTAAAAAGACAAAGAAGGGTGCAACCGAATAAACAACCATAGTAATAAAAGAGGGGGGTGACATAAAACGCACCCCCTTTTTTTTTAACTTTGATTTATGATTGATTTGATGGGTACACAATTAGGGGCAATGCTGAATCGGTCCAGGTCGGTCGGTCCTGACTACCTATGGGTGAAAATCTTTTCAGATAAGGAATTGCAAAGATATATTATTGATGTATTGATTCAAGATGAGCAACTCCAAAAGGGTAAGGATGGAACGGGCAATAGAATTACAGATACAAGAGGTAATGATTCATATGCAAAATTAACTGAAATATTATCAAATGGTGTAAAAAAAGCCGGTGATCCATATACTTTAGAAGATACCGGATATTTTTACGATTCCATGATCATTCGGGTGTTTAGAAAGGAAATAGAAATTGATGCGGATCCAATTAAACAAACATCGGACACGAATTTATTTTCAAAATATGGTGAAGAAATTATTGGACTTACTAAACAAAGCAAAACGAAGCTTGTCAAGATACTCAAAGAAAGATACAACAGTGAATTACTCAAATTACTACACGGGATTAGATGACATTCCTTTGCATAATTGGATGAAATGTATGGAAGGGGAAATAAACTTCGTGAGAAAGGCTGAAAATGGCACGAATGAGGATGACATAAAGGCATGGGAACTGATATTTGATGAATACCTTGCTGAATTCGGACTTGGTCCGGTACAAAAAAAGATTTATTCGGCAATGAAAAAGAAAGCATTGTTGGAATTGGACTATGTAATCACGGGTGATCGGTTCAAACTGACTGAAATCGAGATCGAGGTGCAGAAATTGGAGGGTATTTTGGCGAATGCAGGTAACGGAATAGGGGTGAATCAGGCATTGGTCTACATGAGCAAGTGGCTTGGCAGTTGGATCAATCCAAAAAGCATAACGGCAAGGGAATATTTTACACTTTTGGGGGAATATAATAAGGCAAACAAATAAAAATGGCAAAGAAAATAACATCGCAGGACCTTTTTGAAGGAGATATATTTGCAACGGTCCGGGAATCGGTTGAGGAAACTATCGGGAAAATTCAAACATTGAATAGTGAGTTGACCACATCGGCAAAGCTCATGAAGGGTTCTGCCGGAGGAATAAAAACGGATAGCGCAAAAGGTCAAAAGGAATTCAATAAATTTACGCAGGAAGCGAACCAACTGAAACGGGAAAAGATTGAACTCGAAAAGCAGGAAGCACAACTTCAGGCTTTAGTGAACAAGGCGAAACAAGAGGAATTGAAAGCATCAAAGGCAGCGAATGCGGAAGCCGAAAGACAAGCGAAATCC